AAGAAAAGTGCCATTTGTTCCATAAATACCCCCCTTTTTACTATTTTAACTCAATTTTTATCAATCCACAAATATCTTTATGTATTTCTATTGTTATTTTTGTAAAGCACCTGTCATCCATCTCAAGAGCCAAGCACATACCATCTAGACCACTTTTGATGCTTGCTAACATATTATCTAAGTCCATCCATCTACGATTCGGTTTGTAAAAGGTAATACTTAGCTCTGAGTAATCACCTTTTGGTATCTTAGCCTCTTTTGTAGTCCAATAGCAAATATCTTTGTAAATAGCCTTCTTCTTGGCTTTTTCGTGATAATGACAACTACTATTGGGGTTAAGTTCTCGGGGATACCAAGGAAAAGTGATCATAATATAGCCAATGTCAATTCTAATAATTCTTCTTCCGTTGTTGAATACAACTCCTCAAATCCTTTTCTGCCAAGTCCATGCACTCCTGTACTTGAACCTCGATGGTGAATTGGGCATAAACCTATCACAGGTGCAGTATCTCGTTTGCCAGCCCTACGAATATGATGGATTTCAGTCGGTGTATCTTCAATCTTTAAGACAAATCGGCATAGACTGCAACCAAGTCGTGCAATTTTGTCGTAATGTTGTCTCTGTGCTTTAGTCATTAGCTAATTCCTGAGCAAAATCCTCTAGTTTCTGTGCTTGATCTGTAATATCAACGCTTATTTGATACGCTGCAACATAATCTTGTTGATTACAAGCCTCTGAATAGTTCTTAATTAAGTGTTGCAATATTAAAAATGGATGATCAATCATAACATTCCCTTTCGTCTGTTAGCACTAAGTGTTTGAAATATCTCAATAATTCTTACTTCATGTTGCCTTTTGTTATCTAATATCTTAAATTGCTTGTATGTCTCTATCCATGCTTTAAGTGCATCATCGTATAAAACGCTGTCTAAGGCTTTTTCTTGTCTCTCTGCTACTGTCCCCTCAGACTGTAAGAAAACTCTTGCCTTGGCTTGTTTTATCGCTTCCTCAAGGTATTTAACCTGTCCTGATAGGTTTGCATGATCCTCGTCTGAAGAAGATAGCATTTTTAGTGCAATTTCTACTCTGTTTTCGTTTAAATTCTCAAGATTCATGTTTCCCCTTTTTTAGCATTTCTAACATCGTTTTAAATTGTTCCCTAACTTCTTTTTTGGCAAACTGCTTTTCAAGGTTTACATTTAGCCTGGAGTTCAACTCACCTAAAATGTTCTTACTGATCTTGTAATTTGAGTCATCCCATAAATGTTCTAGTCCTAACCCCTTTAAACCAGTCTTTAAAGTTAAGTTTGCTCTATCGTCAAATGAACCCTCAAAGTACAGTTCTGGCCTTAATGACATATCCAAGAAATTAACCAAGTCTTTGTTTTTATCAATCTGTAAAGTAATGTAGTCATTCTTATTTGGCTTTGATCCGTAATGGAATCGACAGTAGAACGCACCTGTTCCATCTGTTCCTAGTCCCATACTTGCTTGTAGCTTACAGCCATAAGCGTTACAGAAATAAGTCTTTTTCTCTTGCAAAACTGTTTTATCAAGTTTAATTCTCATATTTTCTCTCTATTATTTTGGTGAAGTTTGTAGGTTTAATCATCCACTCTAAGTCTGCTAAAAAAGGCTTTCTGTCTTTAGATACGACTTTACCTGTTAAAAACTTAGAACCTTTAACAAATACAAAGAAATCGTTTCTAAACCAATCTAAGCCATCTTCTGTGTCTTTACATTCAAACTCTACAAACATTTGTCTCCATCTTTGTTTTAGATAACCCTCTCTTGTTTTATTCCAAGATACAACTCTAGGTAGTTCAGGTAAGACTTCATGATAAATATTTATAATCTCAGAATGAGGGCATGGGGGAATCTTAGATTCCACTAATATAGTTGTTTCTGTCTCTCTCTCTATCTCTGTCTCTGTCTCTCTCTCTGTACTATCACTTTGATATCGTGTTGATATCGTACTGTTATCATCTTGTTCCATCCAATGTGATAGCTTAGATAATATTGCAGTAACTTCTTGTTTTTTAAGTCTTAATCTAAAAGCTAGAATTTCAATACTTGGTAGTTCACCATTAAATTCACTAGCTATTAGCCAAAAGTTAATTAAATTCTTAGAAGATACAGGATCGAGTTCAAACCACTCTAAATCATCTAAAAGATCACGATAAAGTTTTATCCAAGGAGGTCTACGATCCTTGAAATGCTGAAATTTAGACCAATTTTTTATTCTATAAGTCATGCTAATTACCAAATAAATCAGGTCTAAGCATTTCCCTAGTTAGTCTACCTTCAGACAATTTTTCAATACTTCGAATATGTTTCTTGGGTATTGTATTTCGTGCCTTCCAAGCATATATAGCACTTTCTCGAATACCTAATTTTTGGGCTAAGTCTGATAAAAGACCAAACTCTAATTGCAATGCAGTTATTGGGTTCATTTTCTTTCCTTGTTGTGTTAATATCGTAATAGTATATGAAATTGTATAGATTTGTATAGAAGTTGCAAAAAAGATACAAAATAAATATTTTTACAAAAACTTACACAAATCATGTTTTTTACTATATATTTGAGTCATGCAGTAAATTTTATTAAATGAAACGAAAGGGAAATGAAGATGAAAACATTTAAGTGGGTTGTACAGTTTGAAGTTACAGAAAATTGGGTAGAAGATGGCTTTAATCTTACAGAAGAAGAAGCTAGAAATATGATTGGAAATGCTTTGCCATTTGCCAATGGTGCAGAATATAAAGCAACAGTTATTAAATCTCCAAGTCAAACTCTTATTCGTAAAACTCAAGGTTATACATCATGAAAGACTACATATACGGAACTATCTTTACAGTCCTTATGAGCCTTACATTGGCTCTTATCTATATCTACAAAACAGGAGGTTTTTAATGACTACTTTATGGATTGACCCACTATCTGACGATGGTCAAGAACTAATTGATGATCGTATCAATCAACTTATCAAGACTACTTATAAGCCAGCAGCAATGATTATGGAAGCTGTTTATGAATTTACAATGGCTGACCATGATAAAACTGTTGAATTTGTAAACGAAAACGATATGCTTGGTCTCGGTAATTTTATGTACTTAAAAGCCTACGACTTTGCTTATAAACTAGCTACACAACAAGCCGAACGCGAATTTCACAATGGAGATTTAAACGATGAGTAAATACTTAGAATTACGCAAGATTAACATTAATGAGCATACAGAAAAAAAAGGTAAATTTACCTATCTTTCGTGGGCATGGGCAGTAGATCAGCTATTACAACTAGACCCATTAGCTACTTGGACTTACGATCAACCAATGGCTTTTGGTGATACTTTGATGGTGTTTTGCACAGTAGAGGCATTTGGTAAAAAGATGACTGCACAGTTACCAGTTATGAATAATCAGAATAAGTCGATGACTAACCCTGATAGTTTCTCAGTAAATACAGCTATGCAACGATGTTTAGCTAAAGCAATAGCACTACATGGTTTAGGTCTATATATCTACGCTGGAGAGGATATACCTAGTGATTCTATTGATGAGGAAACTCCTGATTTAACTGATCTCTGTACTAATTGGTGCGACATGATTAATGAGTGCTTAGACATAGATACTTTAAAAGGTGCATACGGACAAGCGTATAAAGAACTATCAAAGGATAAAACAGCAATAGATCGTATTAGTCGTGCAAAAGATAAAAGAAAGGCAGAACTAATATGACAATAAGTGAGCAAATAGAGTCTTTATTATCCAAGCAAAAAGAAATAGACTATATCTTGGCTACAGAAACAATTAAAGAGTACCTAGTTACATGGCCTGAAAATGTCGATTCTAAGTTATGGAATCATCGTCTTGAATCTTTACTGAGGAAAATAGATGAAAAGTTTGAAAGAACACAGAAGTGATAACCATTTTACGCAAGAAGAAGTTGCTTATATCTTGCAAATACCACGATTTAAAGTAGAACAAATAGAAAGAATGGCACTTAGAAAACTAGCTTTTATTATTAAACGCAAATATAAAAAGGAGGATGTGTTATGAGTCGAGAGTTCTTTTGGTCAATTATTCTAGGTATTCTACTGTGTGGATTTGTTATTTATTTGACTGAATTAGGTAGAAAATCAGAAGTAAATTGTGCAATGTTAATGGGAGGTTGGCATCCAGATGTACCTAAAAAATATGCTGAAATGTGTTTAGCAGCTAAATCTGAGAGGAATGACAGATGAAAGAGAAATACACATTTGGTTGGCATGACCCAAGAGGTTTGTATGGAGAACCTAAAATGGTTAAGGTTGAGGAAAATAAACCTAATGTACCTTTATGGTTTAGGTTAGTCGTTAAATTATTTTATTGGAGTAAGAAATGAACCAAAATATTTTTTGTAGCAAATGCCACAGAATACCTAGTCAATGTTGTTGTGCAAGAGCAATACTAAAGAAAGCAAGTGAGCAATGAGTTTTATTGTTGCATCATTACCCCCTTTAAAATGCTTTGTCAAAAGAGAATACTTATATAACTTTACTAAAGGTCATGGAGAACTAGAACCTTGCGTATGGATTAGTTTAAAGGCTCTTAGAGGACAAGTATTTCGTATTGAGTCACTACTACCTCACTATGGTGCTTTGTACGACAAACTGCCTATTAGTGCGTATGTTTGGAAAAAAGATCATGGTGACTTACCTGTTGATTTTTTACAGTTATGGGATTGCATGGGCTATAGATTTACTGTAATTGAGAAGATTGCACTTCGTAACTTAGGAGTCAAGTTTTTAGGTAAGGACAAAGAATGGCATTTTGGTAATTACTTATTTACAGTTGATTTCTGTGCAGATGGTGACTTAGATACGACTTTTACAGAACAAGCTGAAGAACATAAAAGTTTTAACTTTATTCAACTAGAAAATGGCCAATTTGCTTGTCAGCCTAATAATCGTTGTTTATGGTATGACCAAAGTTTAATACCTAATGAAGTAAAGTTTCCTGATTTTCAAGCAGCACAACATACATGGTCAGTAGATGGTACAAGAAAGTGGACAACAAGTAACGATTGGTTTTATAACTCAGAGGAAAAAAATGACTGAATCATTAATTTATAGAGAAGTAGAACAAGGAACGGATGCCTGGCTACGCATCAGACTCGGGAAATGTACAGCTAGTCGTGTAGCAGATGTTCTAGCTAAGACAAAGACTGGTGTATCAGCAAGTCGTGGGAATTATCTGATTGAGTTAGCGTTACAAAGGGTTACAGGGGTTATAGAGCCTTCTTACACCAACGATGCTATGGCTTATGGTACTGCTAACGAACAGACTGCTAGAACAGCGTTTGAAGTTGCCCACCAAGTCTTTGTAGATCAAGTTGCATTTGTCGATCATCCTACTATACCAAATTTTGGATGTAGCCCTGATGGCATTATTGGTGATAGTTTACTCGAAATAAAATGCCCGTATCAAAGTGCAATACATTGGTCATATTTTAAGGATGGTTGCCCATCAAAATACTATACCCAAATACAAGCACAAATGAGTTGTACAGGTGCTAAGTCGGTCTGGTTTGTATCATATGATGGCCGTATGCCTCCTCGATCACAGTTATACATAGAAGAAGTTATGCGTGAAGAAGAATTTATTAAAAAGATGGAAGAAGAAGTTTTGAAGTTCTTGAATGAAGTGGAAGTAGAAATGCAATTAATGAAAGGTGAATAATATGGCCATCAAATGGTATCTGAAAGCAGCAGTATCCGAGTATCAAGATAAAGAGGGCAATACTAAGAAGAAGTACCAAAGTATAGGAATCATCCTAGAGACTAAGAATGGGCTTATGTTGAAGTTAGAGACTATCCCTTTATTCTCTCTTAAAGATGGTTATTTAATCGCTTATTTGAACGATCCTGAACCTATTAAAGATGCTTTTCCTAAATCTTTAGCTGACATACCAGACGACGCACCATTTTGAGGACAACTATGTTTACAGAACGACAAAAAGCACAGTTAAAGGCTGCAGCTAGACCTAGAATGATTAATGGAGTAGAAAACCCTAATATGAGCAAACCTAACTATGCTCTTGAGGATGTTATTAATCAAATTAAACTAGAGAATAGTAGAGCATTTATGGAGGAGTACGACTTAAAAAATCGTGTATTTTTCCATAAACCTAAGAACTTAAAACCTGACGAATATTTAGCTTTTTATGAGGAGAATATATGAAACAGTACGAATTGATTGTTCAAGCATTACACAAATGGATTAGTCCTCTTGATGCACTACATAAA